AAGTAAATAAAGACACTGAACATAGATTATTTTTTGTTGGTGTGACAAGAGCAAAAGAAAATTTATTCATAATGAATCAAGGTTATGAGTATCAATACAACATAGGAGAAGAAATAATATGACAAATAAAGATATGTTTGATGGAGCGTTTCCACAAGATAAGCAGATAGGCGGGAGTCACTACAAAGACTTTTATATTCAACCGTATGAATTTATTTCTAAGAACGACCTTTCTTTTTTTCAGGGAAACGTTATAAAGTACGTGTGTAGATACTTGAATAAAAACGGAATTCAAGATTTAGAAAAAATAATTCATTATTGTGAATTAGAAATTAAAAAAATGAAAGATATAAATGCCAAACACAAATACAATAATAAAACAAATAAAAGTTAATAAACATAAATTTTGTCTAGAAATATATCCTGTAAGAAATGGATGTAATGGAAAAGAAGGACCTTATTGGGAAATATTTCCACATGATCGTAAAGCATCTCTTTATGCTTTTAGTAATAAAGATAAGTTAAATAAAAAAATAGAAGCAGAATATTTATGAACATAATAGCTGTCTATGATTTGTGTTTTTACACACTGTGTACTTATTATTTTTGGAGTAAATTAACATGATGTTTGAAGCACAAAAGGAATGGACTTGTCCAGAAACTTTTCCTGATTTAAGTCAGGCAAAATATATTGCAATTGACTTAGAAACTAAGGACCCTAATTTAAAATCAAGAGGTTCCGGTGCAGTTATTGGTGAAGGTGAGATAATAGGTTTTGCTTTAGCTGTTGATGGTTGGTCAGGTTATTATCCAATAGGACATAGAGAAGGTAATTTAGATAAAAGAATTGTTCTAGATTATATAAAAGAAGTTTGTGCAACCGATGCAGTTAAAATATTTCACAATGCGATGTATGATGTTTGTTGGTTAAGAGCATACAATATAAAAATAAATGGTTTCATTGTAGATACAATGGTTATGTCATCATTAATTGATGAGAATAGATTATCTTACACATTAAATAGTATTGGTTTTGAATATCTAAGAGAAGTTAAAGATGAAAAAGGATTAAAAGCTGCAGCAGAAGCTGCTGGTGTAGATGCTAAATCAGAAATGTATAAACTTCCTGCAATGGACGTTGGAGCTTATGCAGAAAAAGATGCAGAACTTACTTTAGAATTATTTAAAGTTTTATCTAGAGAGATACACAAACAAAATTTATCCGAGATATTTGACCTGGAGACACAACTCTTTCCTTGTTTGATTGATATGAAATTCAAAGGAGTAAGAGTAGATGTAGAAGCAGCACACCAATTAAAACAGTCAATGGTGCAAGAAGAACAAGAGTTATTATTAGCAGTAAAAAAAGAAACAGGAATTGAACCACAGATATGGGCAGCGAGAAGTATCGCGAAAGTTTTTGACAAACTTGATTTACATTATGAAAGAACTTTGAAATCACAAGCACCATCCTTTACTAAAAATTTTTTATCTGAACATAAACATCCATTAGTACAAAAGATTGCTAAAGCAAGAGAAATAAATAAAGCACACACAACCTTTATAGATACAATATTAAAACATGAGCATAGAGGTAGAATTCATGCGGATATTAATCCAATAAGATCGGATCAAGGAGGTACAGTTACCGGAAGATTTAGTTACAGTAATCCTAATCTACAACAGATTCCTGCAAGAAATAAAGATTTAGGACCGAAGATAAGATCTTTATTTATACCAGAACAAAATCATACTTGGGGTTGTTTTGACTATTCACAACAAGAACCAAGATTAGTTGTACACTATGCAGCAACAACAGATCCAATTATGTATGATGATTCTGTTACACAAATTGTAGAAAAATTTAAAAGCGATTCAGTAGACTTTCACCAAACTGTTGCAGACATGGCAGGGATATCAAGAAGTAATGCTAAGACAATTAACCTTGGATTATTTTATGGTATGGGTAAAGCAAAACTACAAGCAGAATTAGGTTTATCCACTAAGGCAGAAGCAGAAAATTTATTTAATCAATATCATGAAAACGTTCCATTCGTTAGAGAGTTAATGAATAGAACTTCACAACATGCTCAACTATCAGGATCAATTGGAACATTACTTGGTAGAAGATGTAGATTTAATAAATGGGAACCAAATACTTTTGGTATGCATACACCTATGTCTTTAGAAGAAGCAGAAAGAACTTATGGTAGAGGAAGAATTAGAAGAGCTTTTACATACAAAGCTTTAAATAAATTAATTCAAGGCTCAGCGGCTGATATGACTAAGAAAGCAATGTTAGATTTATATAATGAAGGTATTATACCGCACATACAAATACATGATGAATTGGATATTTCTGTAGAGTCACCTGAGCAAGCCAAAAAGATAATTGAAATTATGGAAAATGCTGTTAAACTAGCGGTCCCAAATAAAGTTGATTATGAATATGGTAATACTTGGGGTGAAATACATGGATAAATATTATGGCATATTTAAACGCGAACATTCCTCCAATCTATTGCAAGGTAAGGAAGGAGTATCTTTATGATCTTAAAGAACATCAAGGAGAGTCTAGTGACTGTGTTATCTTTGGTCTTGTCTCTATATCAGGTCGCGCACTCTTATTTAACATCATGCTACCCAACGGTGCGTGCTTTTGGCGTTTGCCTATATCAGCGTTTTTTCAAAAAGAGTTTTCCAGAGCCGATGTGCCGGATATGCAGGCGAACGAATTACAGTTGTGGAACTGTTTTAGTTATTGGCCTAGCGTGCATTGTTTTGATTGGTTGGCTGGTATAGATGGTAAATATCTAGGAAAAGATAAAAAATTCTATCATGGACAATATTTATTTACTATTGACTGGGCTCATCCAGAGACTAATATACTCAATACAGAGCATTCTGAAATTCCTCAAGAACATAAGTGTGCACACATACTGGCTCTTACTAACGGGAATTATGCAGCTCAGCCTAATAATCGTATTCTGTGGCATGTTAATAGCTACACTACTGATAACAGCTGGCCTGACTATAAAGTGCAAAATACGGTCTGGGATGTTGAAACTTCGGACTGGGTTACAGAAGATTCTGATAAAATGTTCTATGAAATAGAACCAACGGAGGACAAATGAATTTAGAAAAAGATTTAAAAGAACTGAGAAAACAAAAACAGATGAAAGAATCTGCTATTGCTCAACTTAGAAAAAGAAGTAAAGACTCAATTGCTAGACCAAAAGCGGAGAAGAATATTACTTCTAAAGATCCTAGACTTCAAGGAATTTAAATGAAAAAATATTGTAGTATTTGTAACCACAGGTGTCATTGCATTGGACAAGGTTATTATGTATCTGGTAACAAATGTGACGCATGTATTTGTGATAAATGTGATTGTGGTGGCGTGAAGCTAGGAGCTAGTGTCAAGAAAAATTTTTGGCAAAAAATAAAAGATTGGTTATTTTAATGTTAGACAAATTCTTGTATAAATTTTTTGAAGGTATAGATAATTTTTTTTCTAAACTAGAAACTATTGCAATAAACATAACTACATGGTTATGGCAACAGAGAGTAAAACTTTTAAGAAAAAAACGAGGGAGAAAAAAATGAAAAAATGTAAACAATGTGAGAAAGAATTTGAACCAAAAGACGAGTTGGATATATTCTGTAATCAAGATTGTAAAGAAGAGGCATTAGCAGAATTAGATTCAGATTCTGATGAGTGTCTATCATGTCAATAAAAATCAACGAGAACACAAGTATCGGTCTTCCGTTACGTAACTTAATAGGTTTAATTGGTGCAGTTGTAATTGGTGCTTGGTTTGCATTTGGTGTGATTGAGAGATTAAATTTATTAGAAACTAAAAACCAATTATTTGAAAAAGATTTATTAGAAGCTAGTACACAGAAACCAATAGACCAGGAGCAGTTTATGTTGCTTGAGCATCTTGCCGAAAGTTTAGAAAAGCTAGAAAAAAATCAAGAACAAAATATGACTAACAAAGTTAATATTGAAAGACTACAAGCAGATGTAGAACGATTAAGAATAGATGTAGAAAAATTAAAAGATTCAGTTCGTACTAATATAGGTAAATTAAACGGGGATCATTAATGATAAAATTAGTATTTGCGTTATGTTTGTTTATTAATGGAGAGTTGATTGAACATCGAATTCAGGATAATCTATCTACTTGTTTAAAGATGAAAAGAGAAGCAACACGTAATATGGATATGGGAAATAAACAATTTATGTGTGGTGAAGTAGAAGCGGAGCTTTACAAAAATGTCGATGGAAGCTATAGTATAGATAAAATTATTACAGCGAAATGAACCTTTCACGAAATTTTACTCTTCAAGAGTTAATTAAATCGGATACAGCTATCCGAATGAATATCAATAACAATCCTAGTTCAGGTCAAATAGAAAAACTAAAAGCACTTTGTGAAAATATTTTACAGCCCGTACGGGATCACTTCGGTAGAGTAAAAGTAACTAGCGGATTTCGTAGTGAACAATTATGTGTTAAGATTGGTAGCTCTATAAATTCACAGCACGCCAAGGCCGAGGCCGCAGACTTCGAAGTAATGGGTGTAGACAATGCTGAATTAGCTGATTGGATATATAAAAATTTAGATTTTGATCAATTAATATTGGAGTTCTATACTCCTGGTGAGCCTAATAGCGGATGGATACATTGCAGCTATACCCCTGATCAACCTAGAAAACAATTCTTACACGCGTATAAATCAGAAGGTAAAACAAAATATAAACCAGTAATAGGAAAGGCAGTAGATTTAGTATGACGAAAGAATTTAAAATATTTCATAAAATAGATACCGTGCATGGTATTTGTGAAGAGTGCCAGGAAGATTCAATTTTAGTTGCAATTGTTTCAGATTTTTATAGATGTACTAACTGCGGCCATGATACAAAACAACACATCAATGGCAGAATTAGATATCTAAAATTAGATGAGTCTGATAAAAAATGGATAAAAGAAAACTATATTAAGTAATGGCAAAAAAATTTAAAGATCATGTTGTAAGAGATAAACCTAAAAAAAGAGGTAGTCGTCAACATAAAAAATCATTAAACAAAAATGAGAAAAGACAAAAACGTACTCGGCGTTATAAGGGCCAGGGTAAAGCGTGAAGTTCTTTTTAACCATATATATTTGTTCAGTAGTCACACAAAACTGTGCGGAAGTACCGGTTGAAAACCACATGTACGATCGATTCTATAAAACTCATGCAGAATGTGTAAAGAAAGGACTCGGTGAGTCTTATGCTGTTCTTTATGATGGTAAGATATTTAAGTTAGACACTGTAAATGCTATGGAATTATATCCAAAATTTATGTGTGAAAAAGTAGAAGATATTAAGAAAGACGCTTGACATATTATTTTATTATCCTATATTCATAGTTTAACAAATGAAAGGATAGTATGACCGATTATACTAAATACAAAAACATAACTGTTGATGACAGCACTTATGTAACTGTGACTAAGCTTCAGGATCATTTGGTCCCCGATATGAAAATATCTAGAAGTGAAGTAATAAGACAATTAGTAAAAGAGAAAGCGAGAAAACTAAATGGTAAACTTAAACCTAGCCGATAAGAACGAGAAAGTATTAACAGAGATAACAAGCAACCCGACCGAGAAACTGTGGAGAAGTGTCTTGAGACAAGCTTTTGAAGACGCGTTTCTAGGAGCTAAATTACATTTATGTAATTACGAGCGGCAAGATGCGAGGGACTTTGTTAGCAAACGATCAACAAATTTTGATTATGTTTGTGAAATGGCTGGACTAAGTCCAGATTATGTTTGGGATAAAGTACAACAATTTAGAAAGGAGAAATATGTTTGGAAAAATGATCTGCAACGAGTGCAATGGTAATGGATTTGTCAAAGTTCCTTATGAAGAAGCAAAAGAGGAACAGTGGGCAAATTGTGAAAAATGTAACAGTCAAGGTGAGATTGAAATAGGTCCAGAAGATTTGGATTTAGACAAGACACCAGAAAGGACACAATGATGGACGAACAAAGAAGTACATCAATAGAAACACAAAGACTAACTTTAGAATCTGCTTTAGTTAAAGAACTAAATGGGATTATAAAAAAACAAAACGATGAAATTGATATGTTGCTAAAACAAAAAAAATTTCTTCAATCTAAACTAAGAGAAAAAGGTATCAATGATAAAAAGAGCGATAGTTGAGGCACTAGAGGCGAGGTACGAGGCTCAAATCGCTGAAGCGGAAGCAACCATAAAAATTTATATGGAAAATTCTGTTGGCATCGGTGAGCATCCACAACACATTGATGAAGTAGATAAGTTAATACAAAAGATAGCTGAAGCGGAAGAAAATTTAGGTATTCTTGAAAGCTATAAATTGTAATGTCTGATAGCAGAGTTACTTTAGATTTATTTAAAGGAGAGGAACTTTCTTTAAATGCAAATGGAGTAACGATTCATCATAGTGTAGACATTAGTAAAATCTATCCAGGGATATTTAAAGAGAATGAATATATAATTCACTCATCAGGCGGCTATCATTTTTTTAAGGATGTTCATGTTCAAAGAAATAATATTCCGAAATGGTTTCAAGAGCCGGTATTTCCCTGGATACAAAGTGTCCACAGAAAAAACTATGTACCAGTTCCAAGAGTGCCTTTGAACAGAGGTTTTTATCCGTACGTTTCATTTAGTCATAAAAATAATAAAAAAATTAAAATGCATAAAATGGTTGCAGAAGCTTTTATAGATAACCCGGAAAATAAAAGAATCGTACACCATAAAAACAATATGAAATTTGATTACCGAATCAGTAATTTAGAATGGAGAACAGACAAAGAAAATTCAGAAGGCCCTGGTAAAGAAAAACTAGTATCTCCAGTTGATACTTGGGATGCAGTGATGACAGAATTTACGCAATCTAGAAAAGAATATGAGATGGAATAATGCCAAAATGTTTTAGTTGTCAAACAGAGTTAATCTGGCAAAACGATTATGATACGGAAGATATTGGACAAGAAGATTCAGAATATTTAATTGTATCTATGTACCAGTGTCCTAACGAAGAATGCGAGGCATGGTACGAAGTTTATCATACAAAAGAAAAGGATATACATTAATGAAATGGAATTCATTAAAGAATCACGTGAAACATCGACACGTGCAAATTATCGATGCAAACATAAAGGAGAAATATGAGTACAACGTATACAACTGAAAAAGTTGGAACAACAAAAGATTATTCTGTTTTTAAATATTTTGATAGAAACAGAGTGATCAGTAAAAATCATGTTGAAGAATTAAGAAAAGACATGAATGACAAAGGTCAATTAGAACGAGTCATTATTAATCAGGACTGGTTTGTTATTGATGGACAACATAGAATAGAGGCTAGAAAAATAGATAAGAAACCTATTGACTTTAGAGTTAAAAAAGGAGCTTCTATTATTGATGTGACTGCAATTAATAACAGCACTAAAACTTGGAATAACGCAGCATGGCTTCGTAATTATTCTCATGAAGAACATGAAAATAATAAACCATACTTACAGTATGCTAAATTTAAACAAGAACATGGTTTAAATGAGTCTGTATGTATGGCCTTATTAAGCGAAGATTACCATGACTTTGGTAGAAAAGCGTTTAAGAAAGGTACGTTTAAAGTAAAAAGTTTAGAAAGAGCGAATATTAATGCTAATCAAATAGCAGAATTAATAGCAATTGATAAACGTTTGAATACTTTAAAAGCAGTTCTTGCTTTTTTAAAATTAAAAACACTGAAAAATTTTAGTTTTAGTATTCTTAAATCTCAATTAGAGAAATACAAAAAAAGAATATCAGTGTGTAATAAAATCGAAGATTGGATTGATGTGTATATTTACGACATATATAATTACAATTTAAGATCACCATACAAACGTTTGGTAAATAAATATATAAGTTAATATAAAGGTGGGTCCAAATAGGGCCCACTAAAAAATTAAAGGATATACATTGATGAAATGGAATAGAGGAAGACAAAAAGATTCATATGTGATTAAATTAAGTGTGACTGATTGTTATAAAATATTACATGGTCATAACAAAAAATTGTCTAAAAATTTATTAGGGATAATAAAAGATTATAGACAAATGGATGAAGAGTTTAAAAAAATTAACGGTAGAAGTTTTAATAGTA